ATTTTGCAGCGGCACAATGGCGACGGTGATTGTCTGAATGAACGATGCAGAAACGTCCCCGAGAGAAACGGCAACCTCCTGGCGAACCTCGCGGAATGTATCGCTATTCGCAAGGTCTTGGTCGGCCGCGTTGGTCGATGTATCCTGAAGTGCGATGATGATTTCGCGAGCACTCAATCCCAATCGCCGCAGGTATTCTTCAAGGTCCGGACCAAGCTGATCGAACCCGATCACCCCTTCGAAAGGATCGAAATCCAGACCTGCGATCAGTTTGACATCGGGCGTCGTGACATCGAGCCAGTCCGACCATAGCGCATCGCCCCCCGCTTCCATGACGAAAACGCCTCGAACCTCATAAGTCGATAGGGGCGGGAAATTACCCGGTATCTGGATTTTCCATGGCTCGCCATATGGCACAGCAATATCGATAAACGGGTTCGTGGCACCGGGAACGCGAACCTGCACCCTCACATCTCGGATGCCCTGCAACCCAGACTGATACCAGACTTCAATACCGGGGCGGCGCTGGCGACCCAATTCATCGAGAACCGGAACGCCATACACCTGCCAGCCAATCATGGGCATTGGTGGTGTGCCCACGAGTTGCAGCGGCCCGTCGACTACAGGGCTAAAATCCTCATCTTGGTTCCAGTCATAGTCTGCCGGATCGACCTCGGTCAGATCAACCATCACGTCGATATCTTCGCGGTCACCTATGCCGTCGATGCGCATCAGTTTGGACACATAGCCATTTCTGGCCGAGGTCCACTGCACCACGTCGCCAGGTTCCAGCACCCAGAATTCCGGACCCATGACGAATGTGTGGCGCCTGGCGCGCTGTGCCTCACGAAGGGCCGACAGCATGAGGCGCTGGACTTGCCCAGTATAGGGAACCATGTCGAGCGACACATTCGCCATGAGGCGGCGATTTCCGTCCAGAACCTCAAGATCGGATCGGATAAGCGGCGGCGCGGTTTTCGTTGCCCAACCCTCGGCCGGGTTCGGATACGTGGCCTGAATGCCGTTGATCGTATCCTCAAGGCCATAAAACGGCGTGAACATCTGCTCTTGAGTGTCGATGATATCGTCATCGGTGAACGAGAATACCGGCGAACCGGGCTCGCCGACATGGATCTTGTATGTGCCGCCGATTTCAGTGAGACGGCCTTGGCAACCCGTCAACATCGCCTCAATCGCCACCCTGATCTGAGCGCCGACCTGAATTTCTCCACCCGTGCGATATGTGGGTTCGTTTCCGGACGGCCCTTCAATCAGGGCGCGGCATTTGGCGATCTCGGCTTGCCATGACGCCAACGGCAATCTGGCCTCCGCGATGGACTGCAACCCATATAGCCACTGACCCGCGTATCGAATTCCGCGCATCAGGTTATAAGCCTGCACCACTGGCAGGAAATCACCATCACCGCCCCATGTGGCAGGGTTCGCCCAAACATGCGACCCATTGGTCGGGTCGAACAGTCGAGCGCCATTAACGTAGAATTTGAAGCGCGGGATGCCATTGCTGAACAGCGGATTTTCTTCGCCGTCCCGACGCTCCGGTGCCATAGTCGTGACAATCACATACGGAACGCCGCGACCCACGCGACTGCTGTCATATGGTCGTGCGGTGCTGGAGACCGTGCCAACCAACAAACCGTCAGCCGTGACCTGTGAGCCGTCATAAAACTTGACCCACATGTGATCGACGCCGCCACGTCTGAACCCAGCCACGGGCCAGCCCATCGACGTTGCCTCGGCCGTGATCATCGTGTCGGGAATGCCATTGACCTCGATTGTCAGCAATTCGCGGATCGGATAATCGGCCAGCGCGATAACCTGCGTCAGGTATGCATTCGGAACCCCGGATGCGGTGCCCCACGTGTTGCCATAAACGAATGATCCGGCCGTGGCGCAGTATCCAAACAGGATCGAGCGTGGCACGGCATCGCCGCCCTGCAATTTTCCCTGAACCCCGAATTTCGGGCTTTCGGATTCGCGTGATCCAGAAATGGATTTCGCGATCAGGGACACGGCAACGCCAGCGGCGACCTGTAGCGCGCCGGCCGTCACGGTTGCGAGGAATGTTCCTGCCCCGAATGCCCAAGCGCCTATTGCTGTGAAGACTGCCATTTGACCCAGCTTGTTTCTAGCGCAGCATATCCGGCGCGTTCATAGATTTTATCGGCTTGCGGGAACATAGCCAACGATTTCACCTCGATCCCGAATACACCGCGCGACCACGCCCATGCCTCATATTCGCGCAGCATACCGAGGCCAATGCCACGCGCATCGGGATCGACCCACCAGGCGATTTCATGAGCCACGCGGAACGGCCCGAGTGGAGATTGGCCCACGGCACCCAATAGAATGCCGCCATCCCGAACCACGGCGATTTTGTCTGGATCGTCCACATGGTTCTGGTAGAGCGCGTTCGCCCATGCCGCACTGGTCTTGAACGGCAATCCGGATGCGGCGTGGAACTGGAGTAGGAGTTTGACGGGGTGGGTCATAATCCGAAAAACCACCCTCCCCAGCCAAGCAGTCCGGCAGGCTTCTGCTCGACAGCCTTCTGTGTGCCCCTGATGGCACCCCAGTCCAAATCCCAATCGCTCACCACGGCGGCATCAATGAAGAAATTATCTCCCGTCGCTCGGAGTTTCTGATCCTCGTGTGACCGAGTTGCCGGGTTTGACCGCATCAGTTCCTGCGTGTGTGACACGCAGGTGATATCGACATAGCCTTCCTCGTTTTCAGTCCCGATGTGGATCTCGACCAGGTTCACGAACCCGACGAACCGGACCACTGCTGGCGAAACAAGATCATGAGAAACTGGATCGAACAGGCCGCGATGGATTTCCACTCTGGCCTGCTTGATGTCGTATAGCCGAACCGCGTTCTGAACCATCTCATCGAGTTGCGACATGCGGATGTGCACATCCTGCACCTGAATAACAGATACGGATGGGATATCGCTCACAGTGATGAGGGCGCCGGCGCCATAATATGCGCGAGTTACAGGAAGTCCGGTGTCTGGGTTGGTGACAAACGTCGATACGTTTTCCAGATCGGACCAAAATCCGACTGTCACGGGATCGAGCGTGTCTCTGTCTCGCGCCACGAACCAGATGAAGTCGCGATAAACGAGCGCACGGGCGGCGAGCGCTGCCTGATTTTCTGGAGATATTGCCCGCATCAGCCACGGGCCTCCGTCGCCTGAAATGTGACTGCGCCCCGACCATTAAGGCCGGTCTGTGTGTTGATGGACCCCGGAACGATAGTCATGAGCACTCCGGGCTTGTTGATGTTCACAGCCTGTCCGACCAGAGCGCCAACCGATAGGTGAGGCTGAATAGAATACATGCCGCCGCCGAGAAGTCCGGTAATTCGGTGCAGGCGATTCCCGTTGATCTCAACCATGTCGCCGGCAGTGAGAAGCGTTGTCCCGGCAGTCCATGCGATCCCTATGGATTTGTTGTCGGAACCGATCTCATCGATTTCGCCATTGACTGCACCGACGCCCTTGGGGTGCTGGATCGGCCAGCATCGGGATTTTGACCACGCCCGGAACGTCACCATGCCGTTCTCCAAGGCATCGAGACGCGCGCGCCATTCATCGATCTCGTTGGGGTTCAGTTCTTTGGACTGATATGCCGCCATCCAGATAGGGGTGCCGAAATCCTTGACCCGCGTCCTGCCGCTGGCATGTCGGGATTGCTCCTGCCGCCACAGCAGTTCAAATCGAGTGGTCCAGCCGGGAAATCCCTCCATTATCCGCGCCCCTTCTTCGGGCCAGACGAAATTTCCTTACGGATCGTCGGCACCATTTCGTTTGCGAGCCTACGCAGGCCGGTTTCCAGCCGCGCCACGGCGGCTTCATCTGCGCCACGGGCATCGACTACCGGGGCAAACGTAAACCCAGCCGTTCCGCCCAGCTGATGATTTGGCGTGATATTCCCGGCAGACGATGGCGAGAATAGTTCCGGCCCGTTCTCGCCGACCAGGTAAGTCTTGCCAGAAGACACCGGGCCGCCCATCGCGCGCGCGCCGCCGAATAGTCCGCCGATATTGAAGCCGGACGATCCGAACAGGTTTCCCAGACCGACATCGATCAGTTTGCTGGCGATGCTGGATAGAACGTTCGAAAATGCCTCTGCCGCAGATTTCCCCTCGATCAGATCATCAATGAAGCCGCGTGTTGCGGATTGCATGGTTGTGGCCCATTCCTGACTGGATTTCGCGAGATCCTTGACGGCCTTTTCAGTGTCGTAAATAAATCCAGCCATCTGGGCGATGGCTTCTTTTTCCTCTTCTGTCGCGGTCGCATTGGCCTTTGAGAGCGCAATGGCAATGGCCTTCTCCTTGTTGCTCACGCCGAGTAGCGCGGCATCGAGGGCCATAGCCGCCATCAGTTCCTCTAGCGCCTCTCGCTCGCGCGTATATTCCCGATCCGCACTCTTGTCGTCCCGCCCGGACTGCGCCATTTGCTTCTTGATTTCGGCTCGGCGCTCTTCTGCGGCAAGGGTTCTCTCGGCCAGGGCCGCAGCGGCTTCATCCGTTATCCCAAACTCGCCAGCATCCTTTTTGATCTGGGCAATCTCTTTGTAGAGGGCCAGTTCTTCGGATGTCATCGCATTGAGCCGGTCTTGCTCATCGATATAGGCATTCAGGTCCAGAACGTTTTTCAGGTCGGCGTTCTGCGCGATGCCGGCGAGTGCATGGGATGCGGCAACAAGGGTGTTGATCGCCTGTCCGAATGCCGCGGCCTTTTCAGCACCCTCCTGCCACGCCTTGATCATGTTGGCCGTCGATCCGGGAATCGCCGCGCCGGCCTGCTCAAGCAGGTTCAGTTCATCCTTGACATCCTCAAGTCCGAGGTAAAATTCCTCGGCCGTGATGCTGCCGTTGGCGAACTGTCCGGCCAATCGCTGCATTGACAGGATGGCTTCGGATCCGAATTTTGTGAACAGGGGATCGGTCGCAACAGCAGCCATCTGGGCGCGGAATTTCTCGACCTCGGTTCCGATGCTCTTAAATTGCTCTTCGGTTCGGAATGTCGCGATGCCCTGCGGCAACTGGTTTGCAGCATCGAAATATTGTTTTACTGCATCCTCGGCAGACGAATACCCCTCGACAATCCCCTCAAGCGCCTCGCGGTGACGCTTGATTGCGTCGTTGGCGCTTTCTGATGCTGGAAGAATGCTACCGAATGCCTGAAAAGCGGTAGCAGCAAGGGCGACAAGGGCAATGCTAGCTAGTGATATAGGATTTATAATCTGAAGAAAAGCCGCGCCCAAAGCCTTAGCTGGCGATATCCCAGAGGCGATGGATGCGTTCAGAACTGCCGAAAATTGCGTACCCTGCTGAAGCCCTATCAAAAGTGAATTCATGCCGCCAGCAGCGCTTACAAAGGTATCTTGAACTTGGGCTCCAAGGTTTGCGACGTTGTTATTAAATGCCCCTACAGACTGGTTCATTCGATTGGCAGAAGAAGCCACAACCGAGGAACTGGTATTTGCCCCAACCGCTAGCGTAGAAAATGCACGACCGGACTGAACCAGTCCGGCCTGCATGTTCTTGACGACGCTATCAAACGCCTTATCGGCCCTGCGCAGATCGTTGATGTAGGTGGAGACATCTGCCTCCATCACAACCTGAACAGTATCAGCCGTCACAGCCATTTCAGTGCACCTTCACATCCGGCAGACCCATTCCTGCCCACCTGTCCTTGAGCGCTTCCATGCGCTCTTGCGTCATCGGCTCGGCCTTCTTTTCGTCCAGCTTGGAGAATGATCGCATCATGCTCTCCAACTCGTAAAGGCTCATTCGGTCGATGGCGCTGGGGTCGATGCCGGCTCGGAAGAATGCGGCCCGGTAGAGCCCGAAGTCTGTTTTTTCACCGGGCCGTCTGCTTCCCCCGGTTCGTCACCAGGCGGCAAGTCGGCCCATCCAAAATGCACCGCACTCAGGATTGCTGATGCCGTCTTGAGCGGACTTGATGGGTCTGCCGTCGCATCAATCGGAACTCCTTCCACATAAGCCTTGACCATGCGGTTAGCCTCGACCGCAGACATGCCGCCACCGATGAGGCCAAGCCTGATCGTGTCGCGCACATGCTTGTAGGTGAAATCGACCCGGCTGAAAACGCGGGCGCAGATGCGCCCGATGCCTTCATCGCAGAGTTTTTCCAACTCCTCGATCTGTGCCGACTTGAGTGCGAACAGGTATTCGCCGTCACCCCATTCAAGGGTGACTTCCGCCTTCAGATTTGCCATGTCGCAAACTCCTTACGGGGCGACAGGGCCAAGCGTGTTCGAGCTGGAAGTGAACGATCCGCTGGCGTTGAATGCTGTGACACGAGCGCGGATAAGGGCACCCTCGTCGGCAGGAACCAGCGTGTACGTCGCTGCCGTAGCGGCCGGAATAGCCGTGCCGTTTCGGGTCCAGCGATGCGCGAAGCTGGTCGGGGTGTTTGCCCAAGTGCCGTTGGTGACGGTCAGGAGTTCGCCGACCTCGGCAGTACCGGACAGGACAGGTGCGGCGGTTGGCGACGGCGCGGCATTCAGATCGACGCGGTTCGGGCGACCATTCAGGAGGATCGTGGTGGACTGGTTCCAAAGCTGGCCACGCTCGCCGGTCTGGCCGTAGGCCGACATGATGCCGGGAGCCGCCCAATAGCCATTGGCCTCGGGGTTGGCGACGGAATTGGTGAGCCAGCGGAAATTCTTCTCGCCGCCAGTCAGCAGCCATTCATTGAATTCTGCGAGAGCGTCGGAATCGATAACGCCGTTGCCGCCAAGCTGCATCTGCTTGGACACTTCGGACGAAACCAGCCATGCCGGCAGGGATGGATCATCGCAGTCGGGAACGTTGGTCGAATTGGTCTCGATGTTGACCGTGAGTTCCAGATTGGTGAAACCGCAAAGGGGGGTGAACTCTTCGGGGTCGGCGCCGTCACCCCAAAGGAGGAGTTGCTCGCCGAACTGGATAACCTTTGCCAGTGCCATTCTGTGATCTCCATCTGGACCGCCGAGGCGTGTCGCTGTGTCAAGGCGTCCGAGACGCTGATGGAGAGAGATTAACCGAGTTTTGGTTTAGGGTAAACGGGGAATGTCATGATGAAATTCGGATGCAACCAGTTGTCATGTCGATTGCAATCTGACCATCAAAAGACGCCATAATTCCACGAGCATCCTTGCCGACCCATTCCAGATGGTTGGAAATATCTGATTCAATTTTCGAGAAATCAATTTCCTTGTGTGCGGGCTTAGAGAATGCCGGAGTAACGGCAAGGATGGGAGATGCGGCGATAAATGACAACAAGCTGCGACGGTTCATAATATTTCCTCGGGTTAATTCGGCGATATCTGCGCACATAACCCCGCATCAGTCAACGCGCAACGGATACGCGGAACGACACCACGGAATGCCACTTAAACCCCTCACCCGTTGGCGCGTCATTCAATGGCCCAACCGTCCCGATCCATTCCCGATCAGCCCGCCCTGCGAATTCCAGCGACTTCATCGCCTCGATAACCTGCGCCACGGTATTATGCACATGGTCAGTGCCAGGCCCGTTCGAATACACATGGATGTCAACGAAATGCACCGATCCTGAATACTCCTGCCCACCCCATGGCTGGGCAAAACTGGAATAATGGATATAGGGCCACCCGACATTTGCCGGCGTGTTCTCGGGATATATCGAGGCCACAGCGACAAGCGCTGTGAGCGGGGCGAATGATTTCAGGTGCTTGACCGTCTCGCGACGGACCAGCAGTGAATTATCGGTTGCCATTGGTGATCCTGACTGCGTAGGCCGGCACCAGATCGTCATGCTGCGCCTGAGTTACGGGATATTCTCTACCAGCGCGAAACGCGATCCATGACCGCTTGCCGGGGACTTTCCAGTCATGATCGACCGTCATGAGAATTCTGATTTTCGGTGTGGCGCGCTTCATACCGGAACCCCGCGAACCAGCCAATACGACTTGGCCGGATCCTGTTCCGGGTTTCGCAGGGCGTATGTGATGCCTCCGACTATTTCATCGTCATCAATCACGCCGCCCACATTCAGCCGAGAATCCCCATTGAGCGCGCCAGTCACGCCTTTCTGGAGCACGATGAACCGTTTCTCGTTCTGCGAGAAATTGCCGGCCGAGCGCGTTTCTTCGCTCACCATATCCTCTTGAACCTTGCACGGTTGCGTTGTCGTGGTTTCGGTTGTGCCGCCTTCATCATCGAAACCATTCGTCACATGGATCAAGGTGGCGTCGAGATAAAACGCGCCCATGACCGTGCCGAATAGGGACTGAATTCCACCATCTAGGATGCCCATTATCGAGAAATCCTATGCGCTGCCGCCAGAATGATGGCCCCGGCTGCAAATTGCATCGCAACTCCGTACGATCCCATCATTGAAAATACGGACGGCGAACTACCGATAATTGTATTCCACGGCACCCATCCCATCAGACAATCTCCGTCTTAACGCCATACCGACCCATGACCCACCCGATAAAATCGAGAAGCCACCCAACTCGCATGACCTTTGATAATGGATAGGCCACCCAAAACATCATGGCGAGGAAGGGATCGACCCACCATTTCCATGTCAGCCGGACAGTTATTTCCGATTTCGCCATCACTAGAGCGGCCCATTCTGCCAGCCGCCCGTGCCAAGAGGCCAGTCCTTTGCATAACCAGACGGACCACAACCCGGACCGCCGACAGCGACCGTTGCAGGCGGGCGGTTCTTGCGAGCCAGCCAGTACCATTGAATCCCGAACTGGGTCGTATTCCATGGCGACGGCACCGAACCTCCATCTTGACTAGTCGCGCCGCGAGTGAGCGTCAACTGGCCCGATTTGATGGTTTGGAAGGCCGACATACCGCCCGCGTTCGCTTCGGCCTGTGCACCCGCCCCAATGCCATTTTCTATCATCAGATGCGCGGCAAGTAGCTCGATGGCGACCGTATAGTCAGTTTCGAGCCAAGAGGTATCGACGGACAGTGCGGCGGTGTTGATCCAGATTTGGATCGTGGCATTTGCGACCGCGCCGAAAATTGCGGGCCAGCGGTCTTTGATGTTCTGGGGTGTGGGGAGGGTATAGGCCATGGGTAACCTCGCGTTTCCTGCACCATAAACGAAAACGGCCCGCCGATAAAGGCAGGCCGTTCCATGTCAATTAAGAGGTTATGCGCAGCGCCAGCCCGGATCATACCGGCCAGCGGAAAATTCGTCGTGGGCAAGCGCGGTCTTGATGAAAGCGGTCACGCGCCGCATCGTACTGCCGACGACATGGCCATCGCCGACATAGCGGCGGATGCTGTCGAGTTCGATGGACTGATCGGGGGTCGGTCTGAAATCGAAGGCAGAGGCCAGGAAGCGGCCGGCATGAGAGATGGGTTCAATAATGAAGCTGGCAATGGTGCCAAACATGCCCATGACGGCATAGATCAGACTTCGGAAGCGATGGGCCACAGGATGCATCCTTTTGTTGTGACGGTTTCGATTTGCCAGAACAATATGCGCATAAAAAAATCCCCGGCGCAATACCGGGGATTTCGGAATTATCAGACGCGGATTACTGCAGCTTCGCCCGTTCGCGCTTCTGCTCGGTCGGCAACTGATCGACCATGGCGCGCGTCACGTCGCCACCAGTCAGGGTCTTGAGCGTCGAGATATCGGGCAGACCTGCCTGCGTCCAGTGATCGTCGTTAGCGTCGTCCAGCAGGGCGACGGCGGATGCGAGGTCGGATGCGCCCTCGCTGGTGTCAATGGCGGTCAGGATCGTGGTTTCATCCGGTCTCGCAGCGATATCAGCCAGCATCTTCGCAACGGCATCCTTGACGTTGTCGGAATTCACCTCGTCGCTGCCAAACAGCGCAGCGATATCGGCCAGTGCGATACGCGCGTTGTCGCCCTTGTCGAGTTCGTCCATAACCGTCTGGGTGAAAATCGCGCTGTCACCGATACCGAGACGATGGGCAATCGGCGCAACGCCAGACTTGAACGCCGCCAGGTGCGCATATTCATCAGCATCGATCCCGGATCCTTCCACGGCAGCGCCAGAAACCTCGAACGCCTCGGGATGCGCACGGTACAGCTTCAGTTCGCCTTCAGTGAACCCATCGCTCTCGATATGCTCACCAGGCGGAACCGCCATGCTGATGCCGCCGCAATACACACTGACAGGACCGTTACCGAGATTTTTAACCTTGGGCATTTTCATTCTCCAAATATGCGATGATGCCACGAACTGCCGTGGCGATGGGGATATTCAACTGCGCACACCGGACGCACAGCCGGACGTGCATGCTCGATGCCACAACGACATCCATGCGGTCGCGGTTGCCAGTCACGATTTCGTCGGTGATAGGGAATTCGCCGGCCATCCAGCGACGGATGCCAGCGCGAACCTGTTTCTGGTTAATATCGCCGAGTTTCGCCGCAGGGACGTGTATGCGAACCCGGTTCTCTCCCTTGGGGAAATCAGGATCACGAGGTGCGGGTTCTGGTGCGGGTTTTGGCTTGTCCCGCTCCTTCCGATCCTCCTTTGTGGCATGATCCTTGAAAATCTTATGCGCCCGCGCCCGACTGATGCCGAACGACGCGCCGATCTCTGTGAGGGTTTCGCCAGCGACGTGCCGCGCAACGATTGCTTGATTTCTATCCATGGGCCGAGAAAATATCTTTATGCGCATGGTTCGTCAATGTTGACATGGTGGTGATGTTTGTGCGCATGGTGGTGGGGAAATAGGAGATTGAGAAATGACCGGGAAAGATTGGCTGGCGTTGCTGAGAGAAATTCCGATTATGGAAACGGAGGCCAGAAGGCTGGTTATGAATCGCCTGGTCAATCAGCAAAGTGAAGAACTTTTGGCGATATTGCACAAGGATGCCGGTCAAAATTCCCCCATCCGCGAAATCACCCGCAAGGAAATCGTGCCGGGGACTTATTCGGGCGTCGGGGTCGATCACGTTGGTAATATTGGCGTCGGCATTAATTTTCCGAGCGGCATCTATTCCGCCGACGAACTCGAAGCCGCCGCATCCGTCCTGACGCAGATTGCGGGTGTTTTGAGGGAGAATGGGAATGGCTGATACCGAAAATAAGCCATGGTTCCCGCCAGAGGGCGACGTTCGCCCCGATGGTTTCGAGTGCCTCGCATGGCATCGTGGTCGGTGGCGTCATGTGAAATGGACATCCACTCATCGCATGTGGATGTTCGGTTACGGGTCTGCGGGCTTCATGGATTTGGGGAGAGCTTTCGCCCCACTGCCATGGAATACGCCTGATGCCGACTTCTGGCAGGGCGAAAACTCTTGACCACCGAACCCTCCATGTTCCCCGAATTCCCCGAAGAGCCCCGCCGACCCCTCACGCTCGATCCGGCGACCATTCGCGCCGCCGTGTCAGTGCCCAAGCCTGATAATTCGGCATACCTCGCGGCGATGCGGGAATTCCGGGAACGATACGAACAGGCCGAGCGCGACATGGGTGCGCCGGTTGAGATTGCAGCGCTCGAATTTAAGAGGAAATCATGACACTTCTGATCGCATACCTGCTCATGTGGCACATGGAAATTGATAACGGCATCGCATGGATGCTCGTTTTCTTCGTCTGGCTTGCTCACGTGGTTTACCATTCGGAGTCATCCAAGAAATGACCGAAATCGACATCAGTAAAATACCCGCCGAAGTATGGCGGCAGGCTGGAATTGCCACTCTGTCGGGCGGCGAGAAGCAACAGAAAGCCATCGCACTGGCAATTCTCCAAGAACGTGCCGACTGTGCCCAGCACGCATTCCGCACGCGCTGGTCCCCATCTCCTGACCTGATCGGGACCAAAAACGCCACGCTGATCACCGAGATCACGACCGACTGGAGCCAGAAAATCGGCATGGCTATTTTGAATAGGGGCGAGAAATGAAGCCGGACGATATTCCGCAGGGTGTTTGGGATGATGCGATGACGACATGGAACGCCGCAAATTCGGCATCCATTGGCAGAGCCAAAATGGCCGTTCAAATAATCGCCCGCGCCATCATGGCCGCTACGGCTGAAGAGCGTAAGGCGTGTGCCGATCTGGCCAGAAATAGGTGGAAATCTTGGGGCCACAGCACTGCGAACGAATTAACCGGAATCGACAAGGCATCTTGTCGTGACATCGCCGCGGCAATCGAGAGGCGCACATGAACCCCATCGACATCGACTGGAAATCCCTTTCTCCAGACCAGAAAATCGCACTCGTCAAGCCGCTATGGGATGCCGGGAATTCATCGGGTTACATCGCCGACATGTTCGACGGCGTGACGCGCAACATGGTGATTGGCGTGATCCATCGCGCCGGGTCGATTAAGAAGCGACCCGCAACACCAAAACCGAAGCCCAAGCCCAAGCCGAAACCCGTCAAGGTCCGTGAGCCATTGCCGGCGCAACCCGGAACACCACCAATCGTCAAGGCGATCCCAGATCCTGACATGCCGACAGAGCGCGTCTGGCATATGATCAACAATAACCGGGCGCCATTGGCCGGGATTAGACCCGTGCCACTTCTTAAGCTGCCCGAGCGCAAAGGCACGCTGTGCCGGTTTCCGGTGACTGGAGGGTATTGCGGCGCTGATTGCGGCGATGCGATGTATTGCCCAACCCATCACGCGCTCATGTATCGTCCGGAAACGTCGAAACTCAGGGTGCCGAAGGAGGCTAGGTGGTGAGTGAAATGGTTGAACGTGTTGCCCGCGCCATATTCGAGGCGTGGGCAACGGAAGAGAGTGCCGCATCAACTTGGGATGATGTATGCCAGCGCGCTAAAGATGGATATCCCCATGCCATCAAGTGGCATCGCATGGCAATTTCAGAAGCTCGCGCTGCGATTGAAGCTATGCGCAAACCCAACGAGGATATGTATGAGGCTGCATGGAATGCGGAGGTTTCGTGTTCCTACACCGAGAGCGCGTATGCATGGTCCGCCATGATAGACGCCGCACTAAACGAAAAACCCCGGACCTAAATCCGGGGTTCGCTTATCAAGCCGCAATAACCGCCGCGGTCTGCGCCGAATTCGCCGACACCGATCCGCTAGTATTTACAGCGGTCTCTACACACCGGATCGTCTGTCCGACCTGTCCAACAATCGGAACATACGTCAGCCCGGTTGCCCCAACGATATCCACTGAATTCGCCTGCCACTGTCGGGTCACAACCGGCGTTGGCAGGCCGGTCCATGTTCCAGGAGTGACCGTGAGCGTCTGGCCGACCTGCGCCGTTCCCGTGATCACTGGCAGAACCGCATTCACTGGCGCGGCAGGGGTTCTTGCCTCGATCTGATTGGCCGTCACATACATGTTGAATTCGCGCAACTGATTTCCAACCAGATCCGCACTGCCCACTGAGAACGCGGGGAATTCAGCATTGTCGCCATCAGCATCAATGAAAAAATACGGGCGGTTGACCCGAACGAAACCTGCAACCACTGTCATGACGATCTCCTGTTACAAAAAAGGGCGGACCGAAGTCCGCCCCTGATTTTCTGCGATCCAAGATCCGGTTATGCCGGAACGGGCGACACGCCATCCAGATAGCGGATCGATCCGGCGCGCAGTTCGATGAGCTGGCCGACGCGACCGATGCCGGGGACTTCCCACTGAAGCGGACCATGCTGGTGCACGTCAAGGAAGTTGAACGGCATGGGCATCGGCAGTTCAATGCTGTCGAGGTTGTTGCGGTAGCCGATGGCGCGCCCCTGACCAGTGACCGCGGCGTCGGTTGCAGCGGTTGAGAGTGCACCGAGTTCACGGATCGTCAGGCGCTGGCCCGTGCGGTTCGTGTATTCGTTGTTGTTCGCGAACCACTGCATGATCGTCGTGTTCGGCGAGGTGACGCCATACGGGGTCGCAGTGAGGTAGCGATAAACCAGCGGGGGCAGCAACAGGGTATCGCTGATCTGCGTGGTCAGGAGCGACTGAGAGGTCACCGGACCCATCAGAAGCAGGTTCAGTTCGCCCACGATCTGCTCGGGGGTTTTCAGGCCCACACCAGCATTGCTGACCCAGTTGCGAGCGCCGGCCGTGCCAGTTGCAGGCGACAGAGCGGGCGTCACGCCGGACTTGTTGATCAAGCCAGTCCAGCCCGGATGACCGCCGCCGATCATGGCGGTATCAGCGGCGAAAATGTCTGCAGCCTGGCGCGCGGCACTCGACTTGCGGGCCGTCAGCGGGAACCCGGCAAACATGGCCTTGCCGACTTCCTCGACGTTGTAGCGATAGCCAACGGCATACATCGCGAACTGCGAGGAAACTGAGACAAGGCGAACGTCAGCGAGTGGAACGTCCTTGGCATAGCCGGACTGCCACTGAGCGGCGCCGGTCAGATCGCCAATCTGGAAGTCAACGCCCGACGCCCATTCGGGATAGTCGGTGTTGACCGGAACCAGGCTGGCATAGTCGGTGATGTCGTACTGCTGCTCGAAAGCGCGGGACGACAGAACATGGGTCTGGCTGCGGAGGAAATTCAGACCCTGCGCGTCGGTGATCATCTGGTTCATGGGGCTGGTTCCTGGTTACGCAGCGGTGATAGCGGCTTCGCCGGGGCGAACGCGGATCTTGACGGGGGCAACTGCGTTCTGCGCCGCCGACTGATCGAACTGGCAACCCGGCAGGAGCATGCGGCCCGTACCGGTTGCGCCGTAGTAGAGGCCATCGGACGGCAGATACCAGACCGCATTGCCCTTGACGACTGCGGCGCCGACGCGGACGAAAATCACGCCCATGTCAGCAACGCCGAGGCGGTCACCGATTGCGTAGGTCGTGACGACGCCATTCACGGGAGTGCCGTTGGTCTGAATGTTCTCCTGCGCGATGCCGAGGAACTGGTTGCCAGTGGTGAGCGGGATAACCGCTTCATCGCCAGTGCCCTTCATGACAGCCTGGCCGAACGAAATCACAGCACCAGCGGACGCGGTGAAGGAATTGCATTCTTCCATGTTCTGCCACTGACCGGGCATACCGGCCAGAGGGCGCTGGAGGGGTGCAGGAATGAGGGACATGTTTCTGTTTCCTTACGCGGCTACGGTCTGGCGGGTCATGCGGGCCAGATAGCCAGCATGGGCGTCGTTGGTCTGGGTGTTGTTGAGATTGCGCAGACCGTCGCGCAGGGTGTCAGTGTCGGCGGTTGCGGTGAGGGCGGTGAATGCGCCAAGGATGGCGTTGTCATTCATGTCCTTGGCCGAGTCGCCGAGCTTGGCAGTGACAGCCTCCTTGCGGATCGCATCAACCGTCTTGCCCTTGGCGTCGATGGTCGGCATCAGCAGCTTGGCTGCGGTCACAACGGTTTCGCGGTCGGCGATCAGCGCATCGAGATCGACGGCGGATGCGTCCTTGAGTTTCTGCGTCAGGCCGGCGATTTCGCCATCCTTGGTCGAAACCTGGGCGGTCAGTTCGCCGATCTGGGTCTGAGCCGCGACGAGATCCGCAGCGACCTTGGCGGCATCGGCCAACTTCTTGTTCAGGCCGTCGATGGCAATTGCGGCAGCTTCGGAGACTTCAACCGAATGGCCGTCAACAAGGATGGTTTTCATGGGCTTCCGGTCTCCGGTATTAGCCAGTATCGAGTTAATTGTGTCGCTAGAGATAGCATCACATGCGGCGATTGCGCAAGACGGACCTGCGCGACCCTTATCGACCAGCGCGACATGGTTCCCCGTGATCCCGGACTGCATGGCCTGATAAGCCGTTCCATCGGGGGCGATACCGTCAACGATCTTGAGATCGACGCCATACCCGTTGGACAGTTCGCGCTTGCCAGATTCGATGTCCGCGATGGTCGCGGCATCCATGAACACGAGGTCGAACGCCAGGTGATCGCCGTCGCGCATGGCGCCTGCAACTACACCCTTGGCCAGATCGGACCAGTTCTGGGCGGTGACTGCCTCGGTGGGGTGATCGTTGGTGATGGGGCGCATGATGAAACTGCGCACCGAATTGGTGTCGAAAACCTCTGCCTCGGGCCGGTAGACCTTCACCACATCGTTGGCGCGGAATTTCTGGCCAGTCGGATCGACCTCATAACCCATGTAGTCATAGACGCCAGCACGGGCGGCACGGGCGCGGACGGCCATATAGCCTTCCTTGGTGCGTTTCGGCGCGTC